GGCGTAGTCCTAAAGTTGAACATGTTGTTCGACATCCAACTGTATGTTAGAAACACTTACACGTACCAAGACAAGGGAATCCCGATCTGAGCGTGTCCTTTTTAAAGGACGCCCTTTCTTCGGAATTTACGCGGAGTATTATGGACCGAATATCGACTTCGTATCTGGCTCTTTTGAGTCAGGGTTCGAGGAGGTATCGGTCGATGCTCCGGGTAGCCGTCACATTTGGAAACCATTCCAGCATTATAAACGCTGGACTAGTCCCGAAAGTGTCGGTGGCGCCTTCACTCATATAATTGGTGATCAGATTGCTGATCACTGTTACAGGGTGGGGGAACACAAGGACCCTTACTGGGCATATCCCGGGTGGGATTACCGTGTTGGTGTTTACGGACCGACTGGGGCACCCTTTACGGGGCTTCAGCCATTGTATGCGAAAGCAGCTGATGGAGGCTTCGTGCCTCTACCTGCTGAGCTTAGTGCGCTTAAGCAAAGGTCACTCGACCAGATGCTACCGAGCATTAAGCCGGAATTGTCGTTGATTAACTCTTTTATAGAGTTAAAAGACTTCAAAACCCTCCCACGCACACTAACTGGTGTAGGTAAGTACCTTTTTGCAAAGGGAAAGACCTTACGTCAGTTGTTCCGTGTAAGTTCAGATAGTTATCTGCAAATGCAGTTTAACATTCTGCCCTTACTGTCAGACATAAGCGGCATTCATGCCGCTTTGTTGCGGACCTCAAGTCGTATAAACGACTTGGTCGCCCGTCAGGGACGCGTCCAGCGTAGACATTTTGCCTACGTATGGGACGAGTTGTTACCAGACACTTACTACCCTAATGGCTACGGCTATCGGTTGATGCCAGGGATATTCCCTGGCTTAACCGACGTCGCAGACACGGTAGTGAAACGTCTTGTTATTAACTCGGCGTCTGTATTCCATGGAGAGATCCAGTTTAATTACAATTACACTGGATACCAAGCTGCGCATGCGCAGTTATTTGGTCTTCTAGATGCTCTAGGGGTTCAACCGAACCCTGCGATTATCTGGAATGCCATTCCTTGGTCATTTGTGGTTGATTGGGTTTTCGGCGTAAGCCGATGGCTCGATCAATACAAATACTCACTAATGGAACCTGTGACAAACATACTGGGTTACTTATGGTCAATACTGCGTAAGAGAACCGTCTACTTATCGTTGCGTAATGCACCGATGTGGCAGATGCCTCCGTGGCAGAATTGGTGGTACCAAGGGTACCCGTCCTTAAGTAACACGTTGCCTGGAGTCCACGAATCGGCTTACCGCCGAGAAGTGGGTCTCCCGACAATCAGCTCGATACTCTCGAGCGGGCTGTCTCCTAAGGAGTTCAGTCTAGGTGCGGCTCTCGTGTTATCACGAAAGTACTCACCAAGACGCGCAAGAAGGTGGAAAGTAAAGTGATATCTGCTCTCTCGAGCAGACTTTACTTTCTTCTTATTCCGCGGTTAATACGGTTAACCGTAAGTCGAAGCATGCTAAGTAATACACTTAACACCAACGAAATCAAGAACTCGGCAGGGACTGAAGTTGAATTCAGCCATCTGTCGACTTCGGACCGTCAGAGGATGTTTCACCAAATTGGCGAAACACCTTCTGCCCCCCATCGCCTGACTATTAGTCATAGCGAAACTGGGAGTGGTATGAAACAGCGACGCCGTTCCGTCGTCAGATTTGACAAAACTGTCATATCTGGCGTGGATACAGTGACGCCTATCACGGTCTCAGCGTATACTGTCCTTGACTACCCGATTGGGGCGTCATTGACAGGAGCTGAGGCCGCCAATGTACTTGCAGAGTTAATGTCGTTCAGCGCCTCCTTAGGTGCTGACGCGACAATTCTCTTCAATTGCACTGGTAACGGTGCGAATGCGCTTTTGAATGGAGAACTTTAGTTCTTCGTCAAAACGCGCCGTTCTGGACGATGAAGGAGGCTCGAAAGAGCCTTCTTCATTGAGCCCTCAGTACGGTTAATAGTCCGCGTAATTATCATTCTTCTCCAGTCTGCAGGAGCACCACTGATCTGTGAGATGCGTCGTTTAACGACAATTCTCACTGTGACCGTGTTTGCTCTTGCATTCAGGATTGGTATGATAGTTGCTTGCACTAGCATTCTTGATCCTCTAGTATCTGGTACTAAAAAACATTTCGCGCCATTAATGGTGCGAGTCTTGTTTCCGTTCTTGATACTATAGTTCACGTTTGCCTTGATTAGCCTATTCATAGGTTTGTCATGTTTCTGTACGGGTGACACCCACTCTCATTAAGAGTGGAGTTCGGATCGTTAAGTGGTGCATGCTCTAGGAGAGCTACCTTATGGTACTCAATAAGAGCCTAGATGAAACGGTTAGTCTCATCGCTGCACTGTTTAACGACATTCAAATGTCGCACGAAACAGTGTTCAACTGTCGTGTCCGA